TCCCGGAAGATCCGATGCTGACAAGGGTTTGATGCAAATGCCGATGACGTGTAATTTGTGATTTGGCAAACAGTCATACTGACTACGATCCTGCGTTCTCCTTGTATAGAAGATCGAAGACATTTGCGGCGGTCTGAAGAAGCGCGCCAAATCACGACTACAGAGATAAGGAAAACGCGATGACCACGGTCACCCGCGAACAGATTTCCGTTGCCTTCTTCAACCTTATCAAAAGCGCAACGAGTTTCACGGCGACGAGCCGGCGCTTTGTGCATTGGGATCAGGTCAACGAGACGCAGATGCCGTTTCTGACCATGCTCAAGACCGGCGAGGTGCGCGGCCGGCAGAACGAGGGGCTGCCGACGCTGACCATCAATGCCCATGTGTTCGTCTATCTCTCGGCCGGGATGGATCCGCAGGATACGCCGGATACCGCGATGAATGCGCTGCTCGACGCCGTCGATGCCGCGGTCGTTCCGAGCGGCGCCGATGCGATGAACGGCAACAAGCAAACCCTCGGTGGACTGGTCGCTCATTGCTATCCGTTCGGTCCGGTGTTCATCGATACCGGCGATATCGACGGCAAGGCGGTCGCCGCAATTCCGTTCCAGATTTTGCTGCCTTAGCACGCCATTTCGCTACTCGCCCCATGTCCAAACTCTGACCAGGAGACACATCCATGACCCAATACGCCTTCGGCTCAGGCACACTGATCGGCAAGCGCACCGATGTCGCCAATACGCCGCCCGCGCTGCTCGGTACGCTGGAATCGGTGTCGCTCGATTTCGACCGCAAGGTCGAATTCCTGCTCGGCCAGTACAACATGCCGGTCGCGGCCGGCGGCGGTGAGTTCAAGATTGCCGGCAAGGCGAAATACGCCCGCCTGCAGGCGACCCAGATCAACAATCTGTTCCTGGGCCAGACCTTGACCGCCAACAGCATGCTGGAAATGACCACGGGCGAGAGCGACACCGTCGCGTCGGGCGCCGTCACCGTCGTCAACAGCGCCACCTTCGTCGAGGATTACGGCGTGTTCTACGCTTCCACCGGCGCACAGCTCGCGCCGGTGGCGTCATCGCCGGCGCAGGGCCAATACAGCGTGGCGAGCGGTGTCTACAGCTTCAATACCGCCGACAACGGCGCGGCGGTGCTGATCTATTACAGCTACAACGTCTCTTCCGGCAATAAGATCAGCCTCGCCAACCAGCTCACCGGCCCGATGCCGACGTTTGAAATCTCGTTGAAGGAAACCTTCAACTATTTCGGCGTTGCCAAGGATCTGGTGGTGAAGCTCAACGCCTGCGTCTCGCCAAAGCTGTCGCTGCCGTTCGCCAACCAGAAATTCACCGTCGCCGAGTTCGATTTCCAGGCGATCGCCGACGCGTCGAACAATATCGGCAGCATCAGCTTGAGCGAGTAGAATAGCGGGGCCGGACGGCGAGTTGTATCTATCAATGGCTGAAGACTGAAACGACGAATAGATAGCATTTTCAATAGTTTCAACAGTTCACGCGAATATCGCTCTGAAGTGTTGAAACTTCCCAAACAGCGGGCGCCAGCCGGCAAAGGAGACGTGGTGTGACTGTCGATTGTGACGAAACCATCGATCTTGCGACGGCGCGCCTGGTGCGGCTCGGCGGCCATGATTTCCACGTAGCGCCGCTGTCGCTGCGGCAAATCCTGGCCATTGCCGATTATGTGCCGAAACTGTCCGGCATCGGCATCGACAATCTGTCCGGCGAGCGGCTCGCACCGCTGGCCGAGGTGCTGTGGCATGGCTTGCGCCGGGCCCACCCCCGGCTGACCCATGACGAATTTTTCGATCTGCCCATCACCATCGCCGAGCTCGTCGCCGCATTACCGGTGGTGATCGAGCAGGCCGGCGGCAGAAAGGTCGATGCCGCGGGGGAAATTTCGGCGGCGAGCGCTTCGACGCCTTCGACTGGCGCGCGCTCGTCGCCGACCTCGTGATCGAGTTGAACTGGACGCGCGACCAGGTCTTGGACCAGGTCGATGTGTTCTTTCTCGAAGACCTGCATCGCGCCTGGGCGGATTGTCCGCCGCTGCGGCGGATGGTGGCGGCCTATCTCGGCATCAAGCCGAAACAGCAAGCCTCGAAAAACTATCACGATCTGCTCGCGATGTTCCCGGGCGGCACGATCAGGTGAGACACAATGGCTGACAACAATGTTCAGGTCACATTCGGCGCAACGACCGACCAGCTCGTGTCCGGCGTCGCGCGGGTCAAAGACACCATTGCCGGGCTTGCCGACGGATTCGACGACATCAATGGCAAGCTCGACCGCGTCGCCGAGCAGTTCGGCAAGGCTTTCTCGGTCGAGGGGCTGAAGAGCTACGTCGGCACCATGGCCCAACTGGCAGCGGTGGCCGGCGCCGTCAAGCCGCCCGGCAACGGTGCTGCAATTGCCGCGGACTTCCTTGGCATCCAGGAGGCCGTGCAAAGAACCATCGCGGCCTATCAAAAACTGAATGCAACGCCGGTCAATGTGAACGCCGGCGAAGCACTCAAAGCGCAGATGGCGCTTTACCACGGCATGATCAAAGATGCCGACGACGCCTATAAGCTGACGGCCGACAAGCTTGGATCGCAGGTGCGACTCCACCAGATCTCTTACGACCAAGAGACAACGGCGCTGCTCGCAGCATTGGAAACACGCAAGCAAGCCGAACAGGCGGTGTTCACCGCCGAGCTGATGCGTGCGCATGAAGGCACTGCCGAATATCAAAGGATCCTTAATGAGCGAAAGGCGGCCTACGACAAGTACCTGCTGGAAAAGCAGAAGGCGACCGAGAAGGCCGAGGAGCAAGACGCCAAGCAGTGGAAAGCCGCGGCCGATCAAGTCGCCGGCGCCTTCAATTCGCAACTGAAGGGCTTGCTCGCCGGCACCACGACATGGGCGCAAGCGATGAAAAACATCAGCGCCGATCTCGTCCTGAAGTTCATCGAGGGTCAGGTCAAGGCTACTGCCGAATTCCTAGCCAATAAGGCGCGCGAGGTTGCGGCAGCCACCGCCGGCGAAGGTGCGAAGACGACCGCGGCGACGACAGGTGCCGCATTGCGCTCGGCGGCGGAAGTGGCATCGGGACAGACCAGCATTCTCACCGTCATCGCCGACGCGCTGAAATCGATTTACGCCTCGGGCGGAAAAGCCGGCGCGGAAGTCGCCGCTGCCGTTGCACCAGAGGCTGGTCCGGCGGCGCCGGCAATCGGCGCCACGGCCGGCGCGGCCGTCGTGGCGACTGCAATCGGGGTGATGGGAGGCTCAAAATTCGATCTCGGCACGGACTATGTGCTGCGCAGCGGCCTGGCGATGATCCATCAGGGAGAAAAAATCGTTCCCGCGATGGCGCGCGGCACCGGCCCCTATACGGGACGCGGCGAGGCCGCACAAGTCCATGCCCCGGTCAGCGTCAATATCTCCGCCTTGGATTCGCGGAGCGTCGAACGCTTCTTCCACGACAACGCCAAACACATGATCCGCGCCATCAATAACGGCATCAAGAGCGGCGCCCATCTCGGGCTGCGCGGCGCGCGGGCATGACAGGAGTGAAACACCATGACGACGCCGCCTTCGCTGCCGACATTGCCGGGGCTGGCCTGGTCGCGCCGCAAGAAGCCCGCGTTCAACACGCGCATCGCCTCGCATGCGTCGGGCCGCGAGGTGCGTGTGGCGCTGATGAACTATCCGCTTTACGAATTCGAGGCGACCTATGGCCTCACCTCGTCGGCGAGCGGATTTGCCGGGCTCGGCGCGTCGAGCCTGCAAAACCTGATGGGCTTTTTCTTGCAGTTGCAGGGCCAGTTCGGCACGTTTCTCTATACCGATCCGGACGATAATTCCGTGACCGGCCAAGGCATCGGTGTCGGCGACGGCGCGACGGCCGCCTTCAGCTTCGTCCGCGCGCTCGGCGGCTTTGCCGAGCCGGTCGGTTGGGTCACCGCGGTCTCGCATGTCTATCTCAATGGCACGCCGCAATCGGGCGGCAGCTTCGGCCTGACGACGCCGAACACGCTGACCTTCACGACGCCACCGGGCGCCAGCGTCGTGGTGTCCGCCGACTTCACTTTCGCCTTCCAGTGCCGCTTCATCGACGACCAGATGGAATTCGAGGAATTCATGTCGAACCTGTGGAAACTCGAGAGCATGAAATTCCGCAGCGTGAAGAGCGGGCAGTGAGATGAAGCCCGCGCCAACTGCGCTCATCTCGTATCTCAACGCGGCGCGCGCCAGCCCGAATGCGCAGTTGCTGATGGCGGACGCCTTTTTGTTTACGCTGCAAAACGGAAGCACGCTCGCCTATACCAATATCGACGTGACCTTCACCTTTGCAGGCGTCACCTATCTGGCGAATTCCATCCTGATCGATGGCCTCAAATACAAGGCCGCGGTCGGGCTCGAGGCCGACCAGCAGCAGATCACCATCGCGGCGCGCTCGACCGACACTATTTCAGGCGGCGCGCCGTTTCTGCAGGCGCTGCGCGATGGGTCGTTCGACGGCTGCGAGATCGTGCGCTATCGGGTGTTTTTCTCCGACCGGCTGGGCGGCACGGCGATCGGCGCGGCGATGCTGTTCAAGGGGCGGCTCGGCAATATCGATGAGATCGGCCGTAGTTCGGCAAAGCTGACTGTCAATTCCGATCTGGTGCTGCTCGACATCGACATGCCGCGCAACATGTATCAGCCGACCTGCCTGCATACGCTTTATGATGTGGGCTGCACGCTTCACAAGTCCGACTTTCAAGCCAGCGGCACGGTCGGTGCCGGATCGACCGCCTCGATCATTTATTGGCCCGGCGCCAATACCAATTTCGCGCAGGGCACGATCTCATTCACGTCCGGCGTTCTCACGGCTGTGACGGCGACGGTCGGCTCGGCGGTGAACGGTTCTTTATTGAACCTCATCAATCCATTGCGGAGCGTTCCGGCGGCCGGCGACGGCTTCACGGTGTATTTCGGCTGCGATCACACGCTGACGACGTGCCAGGCGAAGTTCAACAATCTGGTGAATTTCCGCGGCTTTCCCTACGTGCCGCCGCCGCAAATGGCGATCTGAGTCGGACGACAGATGGCGGACGACAGAGGACAGATAGTGGACGACAACAATCCGTCGTCCGTCGTCCGTCCTCCGTCGTCCGAGGCCGCACAGCGTGCGGCCGTCGTGGCCGAGGCGCGGTCTTGGATCGGCACGCCTTATCACAACTGCGCCGATATCAAGGGCGTCGGCGTCGATTGCGGCATGTTGCTGGTCCGCGTTTTCGTTGACCTCAATCTGTGTCCGCCGTTCGACCCGCGGCCTTATCCGGTGGACTGGCATCTGCATCGCAGCGAGGAACGCTATCTCGGCTTCATCTTCGATCGCAGCGCCGAGGCGACCGAGCCGCTGCCCGGCGACGTGATGGTGTTCCGCTATGGCCGCTGTTACTCGCACGGCGGCATCGTCACCGCGGCAAAACCGCTGCGCATCGTTCACGCCTACCACCAGGCGGGAATGGTCATCGAGGACGAAGTCTTGCGCAACGCCGTGCTTGCCGATCCGGCGCGTAAGCCGCTTTTTTTCAGCATCTGGGCCAAAAAAAGCGGCACCAAGAAATCATGAGCGCAGGCCATGAGCATATTCCGCAGCGGCGGATCACAACCAGCTTCGACGCCGGACTATACCGGCCTGCAAATCCAGACCGCGGTCTCGGCGCTGCCGATCCCGATCGTGTGGGGAACCAGCAAGCTCGCGCCGAACGTCATCTGGTACGCCAACTTCAAGGCGATTCCGGCCGGTAGCAGCAGCGGCGGCGGCGGAAAAGGACTCTTCAACAGCGGCGGCAGCAGCAACACCGGCCAGTACGACTATAAGGCCGACGTCATCCTGGCGATCTGCGAAGGGCCGATCACTGGCATCGGGGATGTTTGGCGCGGACAGTCGACGACGTCGCTCGGCGCGCTTGGGCTATCGCTGTTTCTCGGCGGCACGCCGCAAGGCGTGTGGTCCTATCTCTCCACGCCGGCCGCCACCAGCTCGATCGTCGGGATCCTCGCCGACAATCAGCCGACGCTCGGCGAAGCGGCATTGTTGGGTCAGGTCGCGCTCACCTATCAGGGCACCGCCTATGTGGCCGCCGCGCAATACGACCTTTCCAGCAGTGCGACGCTCGACAACCACAATTTCGAGGTTTTGGGCTTCCTCTATGCCACCGGCCACGGGCAGACGCCCTATACCGACGTTCCGGGCACGGCGGCGATTTTCGTCGACGCCGACCCGGCGCAGGTGGTCGCCGACTTCCTGACCAATCCGCAATATGGCGTCGGCTTTCCGGCGGCGTCGATCGACACCACGTCGCTGTTCGGCTCGGGCGGCGACGCGTCATACCAGACCTATTGCCGCGCGGTCGGCCTGGCGTTCAGCCCGGCGCTCACCAACGCCGAGGCGGCGTCGAGTATTCTCAATCGCTGGCTGCAGCTGAGCAACACCGCGGCCGTCTGGTCGGGCGGCCTGTTGCGCTTCATTCCCTATGGCGACACCGCGGCGACCGGCAACGGCGTGACGTTCGATCCGAACGTGACGCCGATCTACGATCTCGGCGACGACGACTACATCGTCGAGAACAATGCCGACCCGCTCACGGTGTCGCGCACCGATCCTTATCAGGCCTACAACGTCTGGCGCGTGGAATGCGCCGATCGCAACAATGCCTACAATCTCACTCCGGTCGAGGCGCGCGATCAGAACGCCATCGAGCTGACCAGCCAAAACCTCGGCGGCGGCCGCGGCGAGCGCATCGCGCCGACCGTCACGGCGCATGAAATCTGCGATACCGGCGTGGCGCTCATCTCGGCGCAGCTGATGCTGCAGCGCGCGGTCTATATCCGCAACACCTACAAGTTCCGCCTGTCGTGGGAATATTGCCTGCTCGATCCCATGGACCTGGTGACGATAACCGACACTGTGCTCGGCCTCGACAAGACGCCGATCCGCATCACCAATATCGAGGAGAACGAGAACGGCTATCTGGAGATCACCGCGGAAGAGTTTCCGCTCGGCTATGCGACGGCGGCCAAATACGCCACCACCTCGGTCATCAATGTGCCGAACGAGCGCAACGCCGATCCGGGTTCGGTCGCCGACGTCCTGATCTTCGAGCCGACCGACCAGCTGGGCGGCGGCCTCAAGATCATGGCGGGCGCCTGCAGCGCCAATGTGCTGTGGGGTGGTTGCAATATCTGGCTGTCATATCAACAGGACGGCAACTACAGCCAGATCGGCACTATCAGTTCGTCGGCGCGGATCGGCGTGACCACGGCTGACCTGCCGCCGGTCGGCGTCAGCGTCACCGGACAGACCATCGACCAGACCAACAGGCTGTCGGTCGATCTGACGGAAAGCTCAGGCGCGCTGTCGTCGGGCACCCAAGCCGACGCCACCGCGCTGAACAACCGCTGCTATGTCGGCGGCGAGATCATCTCCTACGAAACGGCGACGCTGACGGCCGCGAACAAATACGATCTCAGTTATCTGGTGCGCGGCGCCTATGGCACGGAAGACCGGATCGTCGACCATCCGCGCCTCACCAAATTCGGGCGGCTCGACGGCGCGTTTTTCTCCTACCCTTACGATCAAAGCCGCATCGGCGACACCGTCTATTTGAAGTTCCAGAGCTTCAACGTCTATGGCGGCGGCACCCAATCGCTCGCCGACTGCACCGCGTTCGCCTACACGATCACCGGCGCGGCGCTGGCTTCCCCACTGCCCGACGTCAGCGACCTCTACACCAACTATGAGGCCGGATTCCAGAAAATCTACTGGGACGAGATCGACGACTTTCGCAACGGCATTCTCTACGAGGTGCGTCAGGGCGATGCCTGGGATAACGCCCAGTTCATCCGCTCGCAGGCGCATCCGCCGTTCATCGCGCAAGGCAACGGCACCTTCGTGATCAAGGCGCGCTGCCAGCCGGTCGCGGGGCTGACGGTCTATAGCGAAAATGCGTCGGCGATCGAGATTTCGGGCAACCAGCTTTCGCTCAACCTGCTCGCCGGCTTCGACGAACAGGCGACCGGCTGGACCGGCACGTTCCAGAACGGCATCGGCGTCGATGCCGGCAACTTGAGGCTTGGCGGCGCCGGCAATATCCTCGGCGTCAACCCGCTGCTGCAATCGGCGGTGACGGACGCGGCGACCGCAAGCGGCAGCGTCTTGTCGTTCGGCTTTCTGCCGCCGAATGTCGCGGTCGGCATGGCGGTCGCCGATACCACGACGGCGGGCGTCATCCCGGCGCTCGCGACCGTCACTGCGATCTACTACAACGCCATCGATTATGGCCCGGTCACGGGCACGGTGGCGGCAGATGTCGATGACGGTTCGGTTACGGCCTCGGCCACGACCGCCATCGACTATGGTGCCATCACCGGCACGTCGGCGACAGCCACCATCAGCGCGCCGGTAACCGCCGGCGGCGTGCTGTCCGGCGACACCATCGTGTTCTCGATTCCGGACGTGCTCGATTTCGGCGGCGTGATCACCGATACGCCGCTCTACTACACCATCCCGGCGGCGCACATCGTCAATGCCGGATCGGTGGTGCAGGCCTCGGTGAACGCGTCGACGCAGATCCAGGGCGTGCCGGTCGGCCAGAATATTCTTGCCGACGCCGACGTCCTGACCGATGCCGACATTCTCGGCTCGGCCTCGACCCAATATGTCGACGGCTGGATCGAGATTGCGCTGTCGCAGGACGGCTCGACATTCGGCGCGTGGCAAAAGTTCGTGCCCGGCGTGTTTCCGGCGATGGCCTGGAATTTTCGCCTGGCTCTGCAGTCGAGCGATGCAAACACCATCGCCGAGGCATTGGCGTTCAATTACACGGTGCAGCTGCCGTCGCGCATCGATCATTATCAGCAACAAAGCGTGCCGAGCGGCGGCTCCGGCCTCACCATCGCCTTCCGGCGCGACGGCACCACGACGCCGGCGGCTTTCAACGGCGGGCCGGGCAGCGCGGATCTGCCCTATGTGAGCGTGTCGTGGCAGCCGACGGCGGGCGACCAATACAGCATCAGCGGCCTGTCGCTGTCGCAGCTGACCATTGCATTCAGCAACGGCGGCTTTCGGGTCGAGCGTGACAACGTCAACATAACGGTCGAGGGATTTTGACATGATCAAATGCATTCGCGCGGCTTTTGCCGCATTCTTCGTCGCCGGCACGATTGTCGCGGCAACTCCGGCCGTGGCGGTGCCGCTCATCTGCGTCATGCCGACCTCGGGCACGGTGTCCGGGCTCACACTGGTCAACGACATCAACAACTGCCTCGGCAGCGCGCTGGCGCTGTTCGCGGGCGGCACAACGCCCGACTCGCCGCCGACGGGAATGCTGTGGTGGAACACGAGCACCGGCTACGTCGCACAATGGGACGGCACCGTCTGGAACAATCTGTGGAACGTCGACACCACCAACCACTTGAACGCCGTGCAGATCGGCGGCGGCGTCCAGGCGTCACTGGCCAGCGCCTCCGTCACCGATCTGTGGTCGGTGCCGGCCGCTTCCGTCGCGGTGACCGGGACGAGCACGATTACCCAATTGGCGAACGGTCATGCGGCGCCCGGCACGGTCAAGATCGTCACGTTTGCCGGCGCGCTGACCTTGACCCAGGGCGGGGGTACCGGCGGTACGCCGCTGAATTTGCCGAACAACGGCAGCAATATCGTCACGGCCCCAGGCGACTACGCGATTGTTCTGGCGATCACCTCGACCAACGTGCAGGTCATCCAATACACGCGCGCCACCGGCGCGGCGCTGTCGACGTTCGGGCTTAATGTCGGAGCGTCGGCTTTGGCGCAATCGGCGCTGGGCTATGAGGCGCCGCTCAACCTGCAACTCGCCGCGGCCGTTTCCGGCAACAACCTCACGGTGTCCGTTCTCGGCGTGAACGGCAGCAATCCATCATCGCCGGCGAATCCGGTGCTGGTCAATTTCCGATCGACGACGCTCAATAACGGATCGAACGGCATTGTCTATGGCCAAATCACCTCGGCGCTGTCGTTTCAGGTCACCAGCGGCTTTACCATGGGCTGCACCACTGCCGTCGTGTGCCGGCTTTGGGTCACGCTGATCTGCCGCACCGAATTGTCGGGAAGCTGCACCGATATCCGGCTTGGCTTGAGCAATCAATCGACCGCGACGCAAGTCTTCCCGCTGGCCGAAGATGTGTTGCAAACTACCGGCTCGGGAACGAGTGGAGGCGGGGCAGCCGGCATGATCCAGGCAAACGTCGCAGCCATGTCGGGCGTGGCGATCAGAATCGCCGGCTATGTCGAGGTGACATGGACCTCCGGCACCGGCTGGGCGACGACGCCAAGCAAGATCCAGGTCTTTGGCCCGGGCGTCCACAAGCCGGGCGACGTGGTGCAGATGATCGAACCGGCCGCCATCGTGACCGCCACGTCATGCCTGACGACCAATACGGGAACGACGATCACTGCGAATATCACGCCGACCAGCGTCGTCAACTTGGTTCGAGCAACAGCCATCATCGTGGGAACCACGGGCAATGCTCAAACGGGCAACGCGCGGCTCGCGCGCAATAATGCGATTTTATTCGGGATGGCTGCCATTGCCGGGGGTGGCGGCATCGGCTCGGGCGGCGCCAACAACACGCTGACCGTCAGAGGTCTCGATGCGCCCGCCAGTACATCCTCCGTCAACTACACCGTCTACTGTATAAGCAACGTCAATAATGGCTATGTGGCCGGCAACAGCAACGGCAGCGATATCGTTCTCGAGGAGATCATGGGCGCGCTCGACGAGCCGGCCAACGACGACGGTTCTCTGCGCCATCATCACTTGGCCGCGCGCGCCTGGGTTGGAGTGCGCGGTTACGCGCGGGACGCGCTGCTGCGGCAGGCGCGCGCGGTGTAAAATGACAACGGCAACACAAGTCCAACTGCGCCGCGGCACCTCGGCCCAGGTCGCGACCTTCACCGGCGCCCAGGGCGAAGTCGTCGTCGATACCACCAACAACCGCGCCGTGGTGCACGACGGCGCGACGGCCGGCGGCTTCGCGCTGGCGCGGCGCGCCGAAAAGCAGCGCGCCATCCACAGCTCGGCCGACTTGCCGGTTACCGCCGACGACGTCATCCTTAACGTTAATGTCACTTCGCCGCTGACAATCACCGTGCCTGCGGCATCGTCCCGCGTCGGCTCGATCACCTTCAAAATCTTGATCGGATCGGCGGCGGTGACCCTGGTGCCGAGCGGTGGCGACACGTTTGACGGGGCGACGTCGCTGTCGCCGGGCTCAGGGGCGCGGCTCAAACTCATCCCGTTTTCGGACGGCGTGAATTCAGGATATGGGCTATGAAAATCATCCGCACTTTCTCATCTGCACTTCTGACGCCGGTCTATGCGCTTGCGATCCTCGTGTGGCTCGTGGAGCAGCAGCCAGCGTTCGCCGACTTTTACCCCGGTCCTCTTAATTTCGGGCAAGTTCTCGGCAATGGGGGTACCACCCCCGCGCCGGCGGCGCCGATTGCGTCGCGGATTCTGGCGACCGGCTCGGCGGCTTTTTACGTCAATGGCGTTTTTGCTACGACGAATGCGACGACGGCGGCCGGCAACAATACGCTGCATTTTTCGGCGACGCCGTCATATGTCACGACCGGCGCAACGGTCAGCGACAATACCGCCCCGGTCATTCCACCCGGGACGACGGTGCTGTCGACGACTTCGACGACGGCGGTCCTGTCAAACAACGTCACCGGCGCCGGCGTCGGCAACGGCGACACGATTACGGTATCGGCTCCATGCGGGCCGACCGGCGCGGCCACTTGCATGCCGGGAAGCGACTCGGTAACTGCGGCGCAGGCCATGAGCCAGGCGACCCCGTTCCTGACGCTGCGGAATGCGATCGCCGCGGCGGCTCGAACATACGATTTTGGCGTTGCCGGAAACCCCATATTCTATCCTGCCCATTGCGCCGGCTTTGGCACTTCGTGCCTGAATTACGGCGGCGTCTCTTTTAGCAATCCGTCGCTTGTAGGCGACATGGCGCTGAACATTGTCGGCGACAGCAATGCGCCGACCGCGGTGATGCTGGAAGCGCCGAATAACTCGACCGCGATTTGGACTGGCCACTTCAACGTTGTTCACCTCATAAATGTTGCTTTAGGCGATCAGGGCAGCGCGATCGGCGGTGTCTGGGCGGACGAATGGGCAGGCATCGATCTTCAAAACGTTACGTGCAATTCGTTTAATTCCAGCGCGTTTTGTCTTATTGCGAAAGGTTTTTCGCATATCGAGTGCGCTTATCCGAACGGCGGCATGTCGCCCATCACTATCGCCGGCAACATGGGTGGCATAGGTGACCTCTACGATCAGGCGCGATGGAATTGTGGTTCGAGCGGCCCAAATCTCTTGCCAGCATCGGCCGTTATTACGATCCCCAGTGCCGTTGCCTTTTCCATCGCCGGAGTTCGGGCGACCGGCGGCGTAAAGCTGATAAATTTCTCCTCAGGCTCATTTGCCGGCTCTGGCGTCGCCGG